ATACTAGCGTCTACGTTTGCGCCAGTGGTGATGTTGTGCGGCATTACAGCGTTGTTATCTGCGTTAAATTGAATGCCTGTATCGCCGGTTCCAATCGTCAAAGCAGAACTTAAAGTACCAATACTACCTACGGCTGCTCCTGATCGTCGAAATTGTATAATGTCTCCATCATCAGTCATGCGGTTAAAATAACCAGAAATACCACCGCTGCGTGCAATACTTAAATAACCAGAGGCACCAATGGCTGCACCTGAAGTTCCTGAATTATCGTGTGGGAATATATCAGTACCCCCCACCAGCAAGTTGCCGCCAGAGATGCGCATGACCTCGCCAGTTGAGTCGCCAAAACGCAAGTCTGCGGCAGAGTTAGTTACGTCGTTACCGATGAAAGCCCAATTATTCTGTGACTGATTATAAAAGCGCAGTCCGTAATCTGCGTTGTAAGCTATAGCGACTTCACCAGCAACATCCAAAGCTACGCGAGGAGTTCTCCCAACACCCAAAGAATCCATCGTGGCTGTGCCAGTTACGTCTATGCCTGTGGAGGTGGTTGTCAGCTTTTGAGCGGAGTTATGGAATATCTCCGTAGCTCCAAGCTCGTTGAACTGCATGTACCAATCGTTGTTCTCATCGTCAAAGATCCCCGCTACTTGCCCATCGGTCATGAAAGACCAACGACCTTCGTTTGACGAATTGCGGATCTGAAGACCTGCCCAGCCTGCCGTGGTGCCGGTGATTTGCAGCAAGTCTGCACGGTCTGTGCTTTCGCTTAGGACTACTTCATTGCCGATAGCAACTGAGCCGGAGATGTCAGCAGAGGCACCGACAAGTGCCGCTGTAGCCGTCACAGAGCCGGTAGCTGTTACTGACCCAGTAACCTGCGCTCCATTAGCGTCGATGTTCAGTCGCTGGGTTCCGTTAGCGGCAAAAGCAACTGCGTGGTTGGTAGGCGAATACATACCTGTGTTCACGTCGCCAATAAAACCGTAGCTCATTCCAGTTAAAGCGCCAAGGCCTGCTCTTAATGTTCCGCCAAAGTAATTAGCAACGGCATCAACAATGTAAACGCCGTAGGCGCTTGTCGGTAGCGTCCCCGCGTAGTTGCCGTAGTACAAGTAGGTCGTATTAGTCTGCGCGACACCTGTGTTGTTATCGTACTCCGCTCGGTAAACGTAAGTGTTGCCAAGTATGTCGGCAGTCCCTTCTACTTGAACTTCTGCATAAACACCGGTAGAAGAACCAATGGTTCCACTATCAGCTTGGTTATATGAAAGGAAGTAACCGCCATAGGAAGCATTAACGTCGGAGGTTGCGTTGTCACTGTTCGCATAACCCTGAACGCCATATATATTACTTATATCACCAGCGCCGCCGTTATCTTCGGCTTTAAAGAAACCGCCTACTACAGAACTTACTGTTCCAGTAGTTGGTGTAGCAACAACATCTGCATAGACTCCATACGAAAGGTCACTGTCGCCCGTAACGTCAAGGTCGACGTACACTCCATACGCTCTGTGCTCGTTAGCGGTATCACCTCCAGTAGTAGTGGCATTTACATCTATGTACAAACCACCTTGCTCACGGTCGCCGGTAGTGGTGGTCGTGCCGCTTAGGGTCGACACAATCTCTTGGGCAAAATACAAGTCCTGGTCTGGGTTCGTTTGGTTGGCTTCGATGCGCAACGCGCCGTTCTCTTCGTCGTCTACATCAATTATCACAGAAGAATTTGTGTGCAAGGGCTGATAGATATCAAGCTGAGGCACTGACTGAGTAAAGCGCATAAACTCAGAGCCGCCCGTAAAGAACCGCAGGCGGTTATCAGTATCTTCGCTGATGTAGGTGTGAGCGCCGCCTCCGAAAAATAGCTTTTGAGCAACAGGGATGGAGATGTCGCCGGACGTTGTAATCGAACCACTGGAGATGGTGCCGATGTTAAAAAGGTTGCGGTTGGTGTCTATCACAGAAGTACCGTCAACCTGCAAAGTCCCGCTCATCACGTTAAAGCCACTAGAAGACAACTGAGCCAAAGCTGTAAGGGTCACCGCACTGCCTGCGGTTACAGCAGCAGAACTTGCCTCAAACGTGAATACTCCGCCGCCAAGCGTATCCACGTTGGTTTCGATTCGGAGTGATGCGCCATTTACATCTGGGATGCCTCCGGTGTGATTGAAGGTGACGTTTGCGTTCCCGTAGCCGTCGTTGGTTGTTAGCGCAACCTCGCCGCTGCCGTTGCCAACTTTTAGTTGTGTGCCTGTGGTCGTAAACGAACCAGTGCTTGTGATGTTGGCTATGTTGCTTAGATTAAGGCTTTGGTCAATTATCGCAGTAGTGCCCATCTTTAATGAGCCGGTGGCAATGCGCACATCGCTTTTCGGTTCAAGGATGATGTCTGACTGCGTGTCAGCAATACCTGCCGCGTCAAGCCCTAAATATGCGCCAAACGTGCCGCCAGCATTTGTGCTGATAATCATGTCGCTGTTGGCGGTATTATTGCCGGTGTAACCAATACCCATAGCATCGCCATCGGTATTGCGTAACAAAATTTTTGCTTCAGCCCCGCCGCCACCACCGTTGCCCGTATCATTCAAAACAAGAGCTGGGGTACTGTTTGAAACAAACACATCGCCAAAGGTGGAGGTAGCACTTGTTGTAATGGATGTGGCTGTGATTGCTCCAACGCTTAGTAGGTCAGTGCTGTTGAAGGTAATGTCACCCGTCGAGGAGTTTAGGCTTAACTGACCTGTATCATCGGTTATGCCGTTCCTAGCCCTAATCGTGCCATTGAAGTACGCGCCTCCGTTACTGACAACGTAAAGATAGCTAGCATCGACAGTCACAACGCCGTCATTTCTGACTCTTAGTAAATTTGAACCCGCACTATTTTTTACTTGCAGTGCATACGCGGCGGTATCTGCTGTGCTGCCTGTAAATACTGAGTCGCCACTGCTCGTAATCGCGCCACTGGAGATGGTGCCGATGTTCGTCAGGTTGCGGCTGCTGTCGATGACGGTGGTGCCGCCGATCTGGACGGTTCCAGACGCTATGTTTGTTGCACCACTAGAGATGATGAGCCGCTCAGAACCAGCACCACCGCCAGCGTGAAAACTAATGCTGTCTGCACCAAAGTCGATGTAGGTGTTGGTGTCACCCGCGTGATAAATGTAACGGTCGGTTTCTAATGACGCGCCTTTGACTTTACTCGTTGAAGTGATGGCACCACTGGAAATGGTTCCCAGGCCCGAGAGATTGGTGTCCAAATTGAACGTGGTGCCGGAAAGCGACAGATTTGTGCCTGCGGTGTAGGTGGTATCGGTATTGTCTCTGAGATCCTCCAGAACCGCTGCAACAACTCTTAATGCAAATGCCTCGCCAGAGGAGTGCGTGGTAGCTGTCGTGCCATCCTGACCTCTCACCACTGTCAATGAGTTGCCGCTGATCGCTGTTACCTTAACGATCTCAGATGCGTTGGGTGGGCTATCAATGCTCGCAAAGAAAAAATCCCCAGACCCTAGTGCCGGGAACACAGACCCATCTGCAACCGTGATCGAAGTGGCTGAAGACGTAATACTGCTAGCCAGCGCAGTGCTAGCTAGATTAGAGAACTTTATACCCATAAGGCGTCCTAACTAGCTGTTACTGTCCAAGTGATACTGAGTGCGTCTGCACTTTGCTTGTTCACTACAGAAAACACCGTGCGACAAAGCATAGTTCCAGCGGAACTTGAGTTGAACAGCCCAGCCTCGGTGATAGCCGCCGCTGACGACGGAGTACCAGCCGGGAAAGTAGCCACATAAACCACGTCATTATTGTTCACAGTGGTCGAGGTCAACGCGACACGAGCCGACTCACTGCCGATAGTCGTATCACTTGACGCTGCGGCAGTCGTACCTGTGCCAATCGCCATATGGCTCATTACACTAGAAGACGTACCAGCCATTCGAGACGCAACAAAGTTCTTACCCGTTGTCACAACAAGGTTGTCGATTTCTTTTTGGTCTTTAATTTCACCATCAGGACTGGTTACGACAATGTTCAAACGCCCTGTCAGGCTAAGGTTGTCAGAGATCATTAGGGGACTCCATTAGTCAGCATTAAGGAGCATGAAACCAACCAAGCCCTTGTTAAGCACGGCAGAAGCCGAGAACTCAGCAAGAGCAAGGCTTTCGCCCATGCTCACGTTATCTGTCAAAACAGTCCCTGTGGTGCGCGATGCCTGATCGGAAATCGCGAAAGAATCAGATGCCGTGGTAGCCAATGATTTGGCTGCTGCATCAGTGAAAATTATAGACTCATCTTGGGTCATTGAGAACCCAAAGAGCAAGCTGTCAGACATGGTGTAAATGTTTGATTTACCACCAAAAAAGTCTTTATCGACTTGGCTAAAATCGTCTAGCGTAAAGGCGTCAAAAAGAGGTCTTTGCAGGGTCATCGAAGCCGCTTCTTGCGGAGCAAAAGAGTCGCTAAACGATGTGACGATATCGAGGACGCCATCAGTCCCAACTTGATAGGTGAAACCGGCAATGCTCATTGAAAGATTGGCATCGTCCACCACAACGAATTCTACAAACTCTTTGTCTACACCCTTAGTCTCAATGTCCGATGCAGCAACGAAGTCAGAAACGGGCTTGAATGAACCGACAGCAGGAGAGTCAATAACTCCTAATGAGTCATCAAGAACTGCACCTTGAGACACAGTGAGCTGGTCTGTTAGCTGAGAGATATCTTCAAAGCTACGCTCAAACGTGATCAGTGTCGCCAAGGACTCTGAAATAGTAGCTGTGTCCGATAAGCCTTTGCTAAATGCCAATGTTTCAGTATCAGAGAAGATAAACGCATCTGAATTAGCTAAAGACAGCGAAATTGTGGGTGAATCAATAAGAGGGAGGCTGTCCGCTCTACCAGCAGAAATAGTGAATTCGTGTAGGTCCGTAAACGTAAACTGGTCAAACGAACCAAGATTAGGCTCTAAAGATGCCGAATCAGAAAAGCCAAAAGAATCAGAGAAAAAGAAAATTGTTCTCTCGGTATTGAGGACGACATCATCTACAAAAAGCTTTTGCCAGTTAAGTTGTGGCGTTAAAAGCCGAAACGACACAGACGAAAAAAGGTTCTGAAATGAGACTTCAGGAGACGGAGACTGCGTATCAATAACAACAGCGGCGGCAGGAACCCCAGCCGTCGCATGTATCTGGCGATACGAAGCTGAGACGCTCAGTTGTCTGAAGCTTACCTCAGCAAAAATGCCCACTATCTGTTACCCGAACTGCGAACGAACTTTGAACTTGATTAGATCAACCACTGTCTGAGTGCGGTTTGCTGAGTCTGTTAGCTCTATTTCACCCTCTAGAACTCCAGTGCTGGCTAGAGTGTCAGAATTGAACACAAACGTGCATTTGCCAGCCGCCGCATCTGTTACGTTGCCGACGATTGTATCAATCAGTGTGGTCGATCCTACTGCTCTTACCCGCATCCTGACGCTCCCGCCAGTCAAGTTGATAGCGGAAAAAGTGGACGGATCATCAGCGTCCAGAGTCAACCCTGCGGCTGCTTGGTTGCTATCTTTTAACGTGATTGCAATCTCAGGTAGCTGGTCGTTTTGAACCAAATCTATCGTTGTTAGATATGCCATTAGATGAATGCCCTCGCCTTAGCGGTCAACTTGCCGCCGCTGAATCCGTATTTGACCTGTCTTGTGGCTCGACCAATCGCTTTCTCAAACAATTGATTATTCATTTGAGCAGCGCCGCCATTGGAAAAAGGCTGACCGCTCATCATCTGCAATCTGTATAACGCTCCATGAACGATGGCTTCGCGATTTTCTTTACCGACAGTGTCTGGTATCGATGAAGAAGTACTTGTGGGCTTAACGCTGTAGACAACCCGCAACGTGTCAGCCGCATCAGGTATTGGTGCGAGATAGAAATCAGTGTTGTCACGCTGGCTATAGTACCGGGGAGTTCCTCTCTCGGTTTCATCCCCCAGGCGCATCAGTAACTCGCTATAACCCGTGGGCTGTAAAGGCGTCTTGTTGTTATATACGTCGATAATATGGTTCAGCTCAGTTCCTGTAGGAAGCGTCACTGCGTATTCGTTAACACCCGCGATTATTGTCAGGCTTTCTGGCTCCGGCATATAGATGTCGGTGCGCTGACAAAACTCTATTGCAGAGTCACGAACAGATCGCTCTATCAAGAAATCAGGAGCGCCTTGAACCTCTGGTCTGATGTAAATAGAGAAATCTGAGTACTTCACTACATTCTTCCTGCGTTAGCGTCAGGGTTCTTTGGTATCGGCGTCGTAGCCCCATCCGCTTGAGTCTTTACGCCCAAGGCGTTTGCAAACGACTGATAGTGCATTTGTGCCCGATTCGCATTACCAGCGAACTCTGAGTCCTTCTGATAGGACCGATATAAGACATAGTCTAGAATGCTGTTGGCATACACATCGTCCACACTGATAACCGTTGTGCTGGTGCTAAAATCGCTGATAGCTATGTCTGTCGTTGATGCGCTGTACACCACCTCCAAACTGTGAGTTCCACTCGCCGCCTTCGGATATACATAGAAGTTTTTCGGGTCAGCAGGGTCGTAAACAAAATGCTCTATCTTGTTTGAGCCAGCAGCGGTCTCGTGCCAATTGGGCAAGGTCTCATCAAGAATCTTTCTATCAACCTGAGTAACCGAGCGACCCCCTACGTTACGAACAATGTCGATCAAGCGAAGAGCCGCTGACGGTAGTGACTGCTTGCTACCATCGACACAAGCCAGCGTGGTGTTAACCATGTTTGCGTCAGGTCTATGAAGAACGACCTCGCGTTGAGCGTCATTAAAAAACTTGAGCAGCTCCGCATTTGGGAAGCGGACATTAGTCGCATCCTGCAAGATGATCGAAGCGCGATCTAATATGTCAACGACCTTAGTTGTCGGCATTTTCTTCCTCCCACTCGATCACTTCAAGATCGGGGTTACCTTTGAACAAATCGTCGTAACTAAAGACGTTGCCCGTGATGATGTTTCGCACCGTCTTAGGTCTCATGACCTTTGGTACTGGAGTGGGGTTGTCCCTCTCCGTCTCTAGTCGCTGCAACTGATCCTGAAGGTCAGATAGTTTCAAGCGTCGATCCAGCTTCATGCCGAACTGATTTAATGCTTGCTCGTAAACTTCGTCTTTGTTTGTTGCAACGTCCATAAAATTCACTAGTTAGTTAATGGAGAAAGGGGCTGCGAAAGCAGCCCCCATCCAGTAGACCTCTTAGGTCCACTTACCTACGACCAATGCGTCAGGAGTTACGACCTTAGATCCGTAGACCTTCAAGCCGCGAACCTGATCACCAAAGGTAGACTCCATGCGAACAGTTTCCGTATTGGTAAACTGAGACGCGAAAGAGATTGCCTTCGGGTGACCCGCAAGAACGTGGGTGTAGCCAGCATCAGTGCCAGACCCTGGGGTGTAGAGCATGTTGCTCTGGTACACCGTGAAGCGATCAACAACACCAACCTTGCCGTTACGCAAAGGAGACGTGTCATCGCCGGTCAGGTAAGCCTGACGCAGTTCACTTTGCTTGAGCAAAGAAACAAACTCAGGAGACAGGACGATGAATCGACCTTCTTCTGGAATGTTCAGCTCATCCAATGCCTTCGCTTGATCCAAGATCGAAGTCAGGATGTTGCTCGCAGTGATCGAAGATTGAGCACCAACGGTGGTCGCACCAGTCACTACACTGCTCAGTACCGAAGTTTCAACAGCTACGCGCATGCCCTCGGCAGCATCAGAACTAGCTCCTTCCAACAAGTTAATGTCAGCCTGCGCCGCCAAAACATCGTCGATTTTGAAGCTATAGTATTTCGCCTGGTCAATTAGAAGCTCAACTTTAGCTGTGGTCAGCTCTTGAGTTGTGATCGAACCAGCGTAGTCATTGATCGTTACAGCAGGAACCGTGCGGATCACAACCTTATCGCCCTGACCAGAAATCTCACCTTCGTAGTCGGTGTTAGAGATACTGGGTAATACAGACGAGCTGTAGAACTTAGCTTGCAGAAGCTTGCTAAAGACTTCAGGGATGAAGTTTACTTCGGACGTAGTGCCCGTGGAGAAAAATGAAAAAGCCATTATATTGTCCTCACAAGAGAATTAATTTAACGGCGGATCGATCCCTCAGCTTGCGCCCTCAAGATATCGACCTTGTGCTTCTCGAATTCAGCGAGAGGCATGTTGACGATGTCTTGGACGGTCCAAGATTTCTTTCCACCTGTAACATTGGCTTTTCGCGCTTTGGGCAATTTCGGTTCTGCAACCTCCTTTGCTCGCGCTAAAGCCGACTCTTGCGGCGTTTCAGGTTTGACTCCCATGTCGGCTTTGAATCTGTCTAGAACAAAGATCACATCATTTGACGAACCAGCATCTACCCACTCATGGACTTGACTGTCCTGAGCGTCTAACCACAACGCCCAATCCGATGTCTGCGTGACTTCGTCAACGTCAGAATGGACTGCGCGAATACGGTCAAAGTGCTCTCGCACTGCTTCCTCTTGCTTCGCCTCAAATGCTCTTCGCTCTTGACCTTGAGTCAGAGCCGCCTGTTCATCCAACCTTGCTCGCATCTGATCCAGCTCATCTAAGAGAGGTCCGGCAACGTCAGGGTATTCTTCCCTTACCTGTTGCAGCTTCTCTGTGTTTCGCTGCTCATCTGCAAGCTGACCCTTTAACTGAGTAACGGAGTTTACTAAGTCAGATACCTGCTTCCTTAGTTCCGCCGCTTCCTGAGTCGCTTTGGTCATTTTCGCCTGAGCGCCTTTCATGGCTCGTTCAGCTTTTTCAATTCGCTGTTCTGCTTCAGAGTCGTCGCCGCCGACCAACTCTTCTTCAGGAACCTCTTCCGCTATAGCCTCTGCCGTGTCCTCTGGTTCTGAGGGGGCTTTTTGAAACACTTCTTCCTGCTGCTCTTCAGTGTCCTCCGCCGAGGGTTGAGTCGCTGCGTTCTGATACTGTTCCATCAACTCTTTAGCTTCTGCCTGCAATCGCTCTGGGTCATTTCTACTAGCCATCAATTCCTCACGAGTCCTCTACGGGATGTTCGTTATTCGATTGCGGATATCC